CAGTAAATATAAGTAATTTAGTTAATACTTCAGGAGTTGTATCAACCGATCAAACAGGTGTTGGTACCGCTAGAGCTATGGGAATGGATTCAGGATCTACGTTTGGTTTTGAAAATGGCATCTGTTGTTTTGGACAAATAAGTGGTGGACCTTTTACTAACCTAACTAATATAGTTAATAGTGCAGGTCTTGTAGCTACTGACACTGCTGGCGTATCCGGTGCAACGGCTGGATATGTAATTGGAGTAGGCTATGGTGGAAATAGAGGAGGAGCTTTTTTTGGTGGACGTGTAGGTGATGATTATTCAGGAGTAACAAATTTAATTTCTGATGTAGGTGTTGTATCCGCTGATACTGCAATAGCGTCAGGTGTAACAGCAAGAACCGGACCTTGTGCGGTTCCATTTGGAGATGAGAATTCTAATTGTTTAATGGTTTATGGAAACACTCCCGCGGCACAGAATGTGTCTAATATAGTTAGTACTGAAGGAGTTGTCGCATCGGATGTTACCGGTGTCGGAACTGCTAGAGGTTCAGGAGCAGCTTCTAGATATGGTGTAGGTTTAGGTGTTGCAGCTTATGGAACAGGAGTTGCCCCCGCTCCCTATTATAGTATATCTAATAAAGTAAATATTAGTGGAGTAGTCGCAACGGATACATCAGGTGTCGGAACTGCTAGAACTGGCGCAGGAGGGTGTGGCTATGGTGGAGATAAAGGAATATTTGCGTATGGTGCTCCGGGTGCTTACACAGCTGTATCAAATTTAGTAAGTAATGTTGGAACTGTAGGAACTGATGTAACAGGAGTTGGAACAGCTAGAACAGGCGTTTCAGCTTGTGGAATAGGACAATAAAATTATGCCATCAAAATTTAACACAGAATTTAATTATCGTTATCAAGTAATAGGTGAAACACCTTGGGAAAAAATTAAAACATTACAAGGATTTTTAGAAGGAAGAATACAAGCTGGAATGCTTGAAAAAGCGGGTATGTTAAAAAGAGAAGCGCTGTATGCTAAATTAAAACATCTGCAAAATGGTGGTAATGGATTAGAGCACGAAATTTTAGAGCTTAAAGCTGAAGTTATAGAAAACAAAGCTGCTCATATAATTCAAAAAGAAGCCTATGAACTTAATAATGAAGAAATTAAAACTTTAAAAAAATTAATAAAAGAACTTCTTGTTATTGCAGAACCTACAAGAATTAAAGGGTATTCAAATGAACAAATGTATGAAGCTAATGCTACAAATGAATTTACTATTGCTATTGGTAAAGACATACAATCTGAAATGATTGCAAATGGTAGACCTTCTCCAGCAAAAATAAGAACTGCTATGAGAAATCCTCAAACTTGGAATGCATTAAAAGCAGTAGGGATGATACCTAAAGAATCTAAGATACTTACCAGTAATATTAACTCACAATTAAAAATAGAACTAAAAGGAATTGAAGATGAAGAAGCTATATAAATTAGAAGCAAGTAACTGGGAAGCTTTTTTAGGATCAGAAAACAATAAAAAAGAAAGATCAATTGTAGCGGTAGCACAAGCTTCAGATTGTAGTTCTTATTTATTTATTTCTGATGAAGTATATACTCCTGAAGAAGATCATGTAGAGTTATTAAGTTCTGTACCAGAAGGATATGACATGACCTATTGTCAAGAATGGGGTTTAGAATTTAATCAAGAAGTTTTAGATAGAATTATTGCAGATATAGGTTGATATATTAAATATTAGAAAGTATAATAATATAAATGAAAGATATTGAGTCCAATATTACAGGGATATTTCAAACTCCTGTTTATACTACTGAACTAAGAAAAAAATTTTCTAAAAAAGAATTAGATTTTATTATTGATCAAGAAAAAGCTTCCCAAATAGGCACAGATTCGAAAAGTAAAAATCTTGCTAAAAAAATTTTAGGTCCTGCGTATTCTAAACTGTACGCTCCTTCCGAAAATAAATTTATTTTGAATAAAAAAGAACTTAAAGATTTAAAAAAAGAATTAGAGTTAATATTACAAGATTACTTTGATAAAATAATATGTTCTCCTGATGACATAACTCCGTATATTACTCAATCATGGCTTAACTATTCTGAACCAGGTAAATTTCATCATGAACACAATCATCCAAACTCTTACATATCGGGTGTGGTGTATGTTCAATGTCATGAAACTTTAGATAAAATTTCTTTTGTTAATCATAGTTATAAAATAATTCGACCAGAAGTGAAAGAACACAATGTATTTAATTCTTTAACCTGGACTATTCCTGTTAAAACAAATGATGTAATATTATTTCCTTCTTCCCTATCTCATTTTGTACCCCCTAATGAAGGAGACAACACTAGAATTAGTTTATCTTTTAATACGTTTATTAAAGGTACAGTAGGGCTTATGAATTCCGCAACTGGACTTATTTTTAAATGAGTGACATAAAAATTATTGATAATTTTTTAACTAAAGAAGAACACCAAGAAATTTACAAAGAACTAAGCGGAGATACATGTTTATTTCCCTGGTTTTATAATGAGTATGTAAATAATATTAACGACCCTAAAGATCAATTTCAATTTTGTCATCAGTTTTATAATATGGTACCGACCTCTGAAAATTTTAATTTAGTAAAACCACTAATAAATAAATTAAATATGACAGCGATAGCAAAAATAAAAGCTAATTTATTATTAAAAACAAAAACTCCAGTTGTCTTTGGTTATCATTCAGATTATACTTGGGAACACAAATGGTGGACAGCTATATATTATGTAAATTCTAATAACGGTAAAACTATATTTGAAAAAAATAAAAAAAATGTAGTTAGTAAAGCAAATAGATTAATAGTATTTGATGGAAGATTAAAACATTGTGGTACAACTTCAACTGATTCTAAACAAAGAATAGTTATTAATTTAAATTTTTTTGATCAAAACATGGGGAACTAAGAAAATGAACATAGAATATAGTTATTATTTTTGGGGACCGTTGTTGTTTAAAACCACATTACAAGAAGAAGATATTGTCTCTATCAAAAAACTTTGTAATAAAAAAAAATCAAATTTATACGTTAAAGGTTTAGCTGGTGTAATTGATCACGAGTATACAGTGGATCATATAAAATTATCAAAAATTATAGATAAATATTTAGTGGCTTTTCAACAAGCCTCTAAAAAATACTATAATGCCGATTGTCCACGATTAATTATTAATAAATCGTGGGTAAACTATATGAAAAAAGGTGATAGTAATCCACCACACATACACACGACTTGTGATCTATCTAGTGTTATGTATTTAGATGTACCCGACAAGTTATTAAAAGAACAAAAACAATGGTCAAACCGAGGCGGCGGACCTGGAGCTTTAACTTTTGTTAATCAATCACCTTTTCCTGGTTTTATCGGTAGTAATATTTTTCACCCAAAGACTGGAGATTTTTTTATATTTCCCTCTATGTTAGTACATATGGTTGCTACGTTTAAATCAGATGTTGAACGTATATCTCTAGCTTCAAATTTTAGTTTTGATAATGGCCAAGGCAACCAGTGAATCAAATAGAAGATTATATAATAATTAAAAACAATATCCCTAAAGAAATATGTCAATCCTTACTTGAGGAATGTAACAATAGAAAATGGGACAAACATCAATGGAATAATTATACCACTGGTGAATTTATTTCTGAACCTATAAAAGAATTAGAGGTTATGTCAAGTTCGAAAGAACAAGAAGTTAAAGTAAAACCTTTTATTGTAGAAGCATTAAAAGAATATCAAAAAAAATGTACTTGGGGCGGTGATGTAGAAAAACCAATATGGCTTAGTAAAATTACTCCTGTTCGTTTTAATAAGTACGAAGTGGGTACTATGATGAGAGGACATTATGATCATATACATGATCTTTTTGATGGAACAATTAAGGGCATTCCTATTGTATCTATTGTAGCAAATTTAAACGAAGACTATGAAGGAGCAGAATTTTATTGCAGAGATAAAATAATACCCTTAACAACAGGAGACATATTATTGTTTCCTTCTAATTTTATGTTTCCCCATGGAGTAACAGAATGTACTAAAGGCACCAGATATTCGTTTGTTAGTTGGGCATTTTAAGGATATGATTGATATTTTTTAGAGAATACAATAGAGTGGTTTACTATGCTACAAAAATTAGGATTTGCCCCAGGATACAATAAACAGGTTACTGAATTAGGCGCTGAAGGACAGTGGTTTGATGGTAATAATGTAAGGTTTAGATACGGTTCACCAGAAAAAATAGGTGGTTGGGATCAATTAGGCTCTGATAAATTGACAGGTGCAGGAAGAGCTTTGCATCATTTTGATAATAATGCAGGGGTCAAGTATGCAGTAATTGGTACAAACAGAATGCTATACGCTTATTCTGGCGGTCAATTTTATGATATTACTCCAATAACAAAAAGTATAGCTAATGTTGATTTTACATCTAATTCAGGGACACCAACGGTTACAGTTACATTTCCATCTGCACATGGTATGGTGGAAGATGACATCATATTGTTTACGGGTGTGAGTGGAGTAACTGCAGTAGGTTCTACTTTTACCGACGCAACTTTTGAAGACAAAAAATTTATGGCAACTTCAGTGCCAACATCTACAACAATTACAATTACAATGGCCGCTAATGAAACAGGGACTCTTTTAAATCTTTCTGGAGACGCTACAGGTAATCCTTTTTACAACGTTGGTCCATCACAACAATTAGGTGGGTTTGGTTGGGGTACAGCAAATTTTGGGGGAACGGCTTCTGGTATTGCAACTACTACATTAGCAACCGCTTTAACAAATACAACTACAACTGATATTGTTCTTACAAACTCAACAGCGTTTCCTGATTCTGGAGAAATTAGAATTGGTACAGAAGACATTAGTTTTACAAACAATGACCGGGCAACGGGGACCTTAAGTGGAGGAGCCCGGGGTGCTAATGGGACTACAAAAGCTCTACATAGTGGAGGAGTAACAGTAAGTAATATTTCCGCTTTTGTTGCATGGGGTGAATCATCTACAGATGACGTAACTCTTAACCCTGGTTTATGGGTTCTTGATAATTATGGTACAAAATTAATTGCTCTTATTTATAATGGTGCATGTTTTGAATGGGATGCACAACCGGCAAATGCTACTTCAATTAGAGCAACGCTTATACCTAATGCTCCTACTGCATCTAGACATGTATTAGTATCTACACCAGATAGACATTTAGTATTTTTTGGAACAGAAACAACTGTTGGTGATACAACAAGTCAAGACGATATGTTTATAAGATTCTCTTCTCAAGAAAGTATTGATCAAACAGATTCATATACAGTTACTGCAGAAAATACTGCGGGTACACAAAGACTAGCTGCAGGTTCTAAAATTATGGGAGCTATTAAAGGTAGAGATGCAATTTATGTATGGACCGACAC